CTTAAAGGTAAAGCGTTAGATTCTTCGTTTAGAAAATTATTACTTAAAAAAGAAAAAGAGCATATGAAACAGTGGTCTGTAACATATGCTCTTAATAAAGATAATAAGTGGTTTAGTTGATTTTTTGCTCCGAGATACTAATATCTATTATGGTTCTGGCATTGAATATATGAATGTTGTATTATTATATTATTTATTTATTATTATTTTATTATTTATAAACTTACCTTCACCAAAAAAATATTTAATATCTTATTCTCTATATATTTCTTTACCTTTGTAACATTTTCTTTATAAATTAATACCTCATCATGTTTAAGTATCTTATTCATATTTAATGACCCAACACCTTCTACCATTATTGTAGACTCCATTTTGTGTGTTAAGTGAGCTATCTTGTTGGTTTCTTTAAGTAAGTTTAATTGTTGTATAAATCCTGGATATAAAAAATTAATAGCATCTACAAATTCACCAGTCTTTAATTGATCTTGGTTAAAAAATCTTACCATTACTTGTAACTTTACTTTTTGTTTTACATCTACATTCCATTCGCCATACATTATTTTACCTAATTTCTCATAAAATAAACCATTTTCTACATCTTGTTTATAATCATTATTACCTATTAATGATGACAATAATAATGGTTGACAATTTGGTATATCAATACTCTCTACTGGTTTATTATCTATTCTAATAAATGGTGTAATTAATGCTGGTAAAGATGCTATTGAAGAATAAAAGCGACCTTGTTCAGATATACCAAACCATAGATTATTAACATTAACCTTTATTGCTCTCATAATATAATCCATAATTCTATCAGCATTTAAATATCTTTCTTTAAAAAAGCCATTTTTTATGGTTGATTTTAATTTTATATTCTCATTGCTATATAAAAAGATTACCCAATCATTTAATTCTATTTTAGTCCTATAACAATCTTCTATTAAATGAGCATATTTAGGATATTTATCTAACCAATATTCTTTTGATTGTATATTATGGAATACTTTATTTAAATCTATATTTATTTCTGTTGTATTTTTGTCGGCAGTAAAGTTACATAATACTCTATAACTTTTTGGAAATGTACCATATTTAAACTTATTGTTTATATCTAATATGTTCGCATTTTCTAATATAGTTAAAAAATACTTATAACCATACTTTTTATCTATTTTTACATAATATTTATCCAATGTTGTATTATGTATATTAATATAATTGTTGCCATCTTGTTGTGACAATATATATAACCATAATTCTATACAGTTATTAAAAATCTTTTGCTTTTGTTTTTCGTTAAAATCCATAAATGTGGCATCTATATTTATGGCTTGGAAGATAATATCAACCAATGGTGTTGGAATTGTAATGTTCATTGTAGTAGTTTTATTTTTAAGTAGTTTTTAAGAGGCGAGTGGATTGTCGACATCCACTCATTTATAAACTACTAAATCCTCTTGTTATTATATATATTATATTTGTAATACTCCCTTTGGCTTTTTTTACATATTTTTTTATAATATATATATTATATTTTTAATGCGACTTTTGTTCTTTTTTAAATATAATTATTATGAAGATTAGCAATTATGTAGTCCTTTCGGACTTAACTGACGAAATTACTGGATTTATATTACCAGCAGGAATTATAAAAGAAGCATGGGTTGATTTTAAAGATATGAATAATGAACCTATTAGCGAAATAGCATGTAACAAGGCATCTATAATGATAGATGGCGATTGGTACTTAGTTGATTATATAGAATATAAATTAAATGTTATATCAATGGCTGAATGGCGTGAATCACAGATTGATAGTATATTAAATTAAATATGAAAATAATTTGTTAGTATAGAATTATTTTCGTATCTTTGTAAAAACAATAAAAAATATGAGTAAAATACAATATAGAACTTATGAAGAAGCGGAATTATATGCACATAGTTTAAATTTAAAAAATCGTGAAGAATGGACAACATACTGTAAATCAGGTTTATTACCTGATGATATACCAAAGCATCCAGCCAGCACATATAAAAATAAAGGATGGATATCTTTAAATAATTTTTTAGGCACAAATAGATGCTCATGTAAAAATATAAGAAATTATGAAGAAGCAAAGATATATGTGCAGACTTTAAATTTAAAATCTCAAACAGAATGGTTAGATTATGCTAAATCTGGTTTATTACCAGCAGATATACCAAAGAATCCACGAAAAGTTTTTAAAGATAAAGGTTGGATTTCTTTTGGTGATTTTATAGGCACTGGAATAATTGCACCACAAAATATGCAATTTAAAAATTATGAAGATGCAAAAGAATATGTGCAGACTTTAAATTTAAAATCTCAAATAGAATGGAGGAATTATGCTAAATCTGGTTTATTATTACAAGATATACCAAAAGCACCCGACAAGTTTTATAAAGATAAAGGTTGGATTTCTTGGGGTGCTTTTTTAGACACCGGCACGATTGCGACACAAAATATGCAATTTAAAAATTATGAAGATGCAAAAGAATATGTGCAGACTTTAAAATTGAACAATGTTGAAGAATGGAAAAAATGTGTTAAAGATGGATTATTACCAACAGACATACCAAAAGGAGCTGCTATATATTATAAAGATAAAGGATGGATTTCTTGGGGTGATTTTTTAGGTACAGGCACAATTGCGACATTTAATATACAACACAAATCTTATAAAGAAGCGGAATTATATGTACATACTTTAAATTTAAAAAATCAAAAAGAATGGATTACTTATTGTAAATCTGGTTTATTACCAAATGATATACCAAAAACACCAGATATTGTTTATAAAGATAAAGGATGGACATCTTTGGGTGATTTTTTAGGTACTGGTAATATAGCAAAATATATTATAAGTAGAGAAATAAAGCAAGAAGTTTTAGATTTCATTACTAAACTTGAACCGGTTATGAAGACTTTAAGTTCAATAAATCTTATTGTAATAATACAGGCTGCTAAAAATGGTTATTTTTTAGAAACATTAAGAAAAAATACTGCCTTTAAAAGATTAATTAATGCGGATACAGAAGAACAACAAAATAAAGCATATGAAGATTTATATTCAGGATTAAATGGTGATACTGATACTTATGATGAAGATGATTTTGATATAACTGAGGATAAAACTTTAACTTCTGGTAGAAGATTAAGAGAGATGAAAGCCATTGATATGGTTAATTTATCTTCATTTATGGATAATGAAGTTTATATATTTTTACAAGAATCATATATAAATGAATGGATGAATGTATATGTTAATGATAAAATAACATTTGCCTATTTTAAGAATGAAATATTTGAGAAGAATGGTTTTTCTGATACATTAAGAACTAAACTATTAGAAAAGATATATAATATAGAACATTGGGATTATAGAGGAAGTATTGAAGGTGATACTTATATATTTCCACATGATTTATATATGGAGCAAAAAGTATTTGCCTATGAAATGTATGAAAGAAATTCATATATGAACCTATCATTACCTGGTGCTGGTAAAACACTACCTTGTATAGTAGTTTCTAAATTACTCGGTGTTTGTAATACTTTAATTATTACTTGTAATGCTACTATTGATACCTGGGTTAAAGAAATTAAAAAATCATTTAACCATAATCATATTGTAATAAGAGAAGATTTAAAAGGTAATAAGAAATGCACATTTGATAATAGTGGTACAAAGTGGAACTATTTAATTTTAAACTATGAATATTTCCAACAAGGATTAAATAATGACATATTAGATATATTAAATCAATATCATTTTGCAGCGGTTATTATTGATGAGATACAAAAGGCAAAGCAAACTACCGAAAAAGAAGAATCAATAAGAAGAAAAACATTATTAGGCACCTTAGATAAAATCTATAAGATGAATAATAGTGTTAATTATGATACAAAAGTAATGTCACTAACAGGCACACCTGTTATTAATAATCTTTATGAAGCTAAAACTTTACTTGAATTGGCATTAAATAAAAAATTTCCAGAAATCAGTGGTAAAAATGATGTTAATAACGCCATTATGATACATACACAATTAGTCAATAATGGTATTAGATTTAAACCACAATACAATATAGATATGGATATTAATTATCCTATAATTGACGGACAAGAATTAGTTAATGACTTATTATTGATTGATAAGAAGCATCCAACATTACCTATTGAACGGACTATTCTGAATCTTAAATTAGAAGCAACAAAACATTTATTAAAAAAAGGAACATTAATATATTGCGAATATATAGATGGTTTAGTATTACCTATTAAAGAATTTTGCGAACAACAAGGATTTAGTGTAGGTCTTTTTATAGGTGATGATAAAGCAGGTAAAGATAAGTTTGTAAATGGTCAAGTTGATATACTGATTGGTTCGTCTTGTATAAATACTGGTATTGATGGCTTACAAAATGTATCTGATAATATGATTGTTTATTCTTTACCATGGACTAATGCTAACTGGATACAATTAATCGGTAGATTATATCGTCCAGGTCAAACTAATAAAGTTACAATTACAGTACCTATGATAAATATAGAAACAGATTGTCAAATATGGTCATGGGACAAACACAGAGTAGATAGAATTAATTGGAAAAAAACATTAGCAGACTGTGCGGTTGATGGTAATATACCTTCTGATAAAATTATGGATAGAGCATCATTAGAAAGAACTGCTATAAATTCATTAATAGAATGGAAAAAAAGAATTGAAGAAAATGGTATGAATTCTATTGACAGAACAGCAGATGAGGTTATATTAGAAGAATTAGATGAAGATAATAGAAGAAAGTTTAAATTAGGCAGATTTTCAGAAATGAATCAAAATTGGAGTGTGTCTAATTCTGATACTATACAAAAACAATTAAAAGATAATCCAGAAGATTGGTTTGAATATCACGAACTATATAAAGAAGCTACTAAAAATTGGTTAGAAGTACCAGTCTATAATATAGCTGATAGAATTGAAGAAGGTGCAATTGTAGGTGATTTTGGTTGTGGTGAAAATCTTCTGTCTAAAAAGATTTCTGATAAAAATATAATTTATCCATTTGACTATATTGCGGTAGATGATTCTGTAATTGAGTGTGATATAAAAAATACAAATTTACCTGACGAAACATTAGATGTTGCTGTTATATGTTTGGCACTAATGGGTAGAAATTGCAAAGATTATATAAAAGAGGCATATAGAACATTATCAATTGGTGGTAAATTATATATAGCAGAGCCAGCAAGCAAATGGAAAAACAACGAAAAAAGATTAAAAGATATAATTGAAAGTTGTGGATTTAAATGTTCTGATATATATAAAAATACAGACAAATTTATTTACATAGATGGTATTAAATAAAAAAAGCCATCCAATGGATGGCTTTTAAATAAAAACAAGTTATTCATTATGGATGAACATATATTATATTATAAAAAAATTAATTTGTTTATTTTTTTGAATAATTTTGTCAAGTCAATAATTATTCGTATCTTTGTATAAATAAAAGCAAAAATATGAATAAAGAATTAAATTACAAAAATATGAATAAAGAATTAAATTACAAACTTAATGTGATCTTATCAGGTATATTAATAATTAGTGATATAGATGATTACGATGAAAGACTTAAATTATCAGAGGCAATGTATGATGATTTATCTAAACTAAAAATAGAACTAACTGGCTATGATGGATTTGAAGAATATATTGAAAAACTTAATGAAGATATAAGTAATGGTGAAGATATAACTAATGGTCAAGATATAATGTTCTTACTAATAAATAGTTCTTACTAATTTATAATAACAAAACTACATATTAGTAAAAAAAATACCAACCGTAGCGAGGTTGGTATTTTTTTGCCTTGCAGCAACATAACGGTCCTATGGCTATGTGAAGCAGAAGTTGGATTCGAACCAACGACCTTTTGATTATGAGCCAAACGAGCTGACCACTGCTCTATTCTGCTTTGTCTATATCATCTATTATTTCCTTTGTTGTAGATGAACCTCTTTGTATTGTCTTTTTTAACAAATCCCATAATGACCAACCAAATAAAGTTTTAAAGCTCTCATCCAAACTTTTGAATTCAGTTAGTCCGATTAAACCTGCTGCTACTTTTTCGAGATGTAATCCACTACCAATTAAATATTTATCTAAAAAATATACTGATATGATGGCTAAATTATATAATAATATTTTACCAATAGTATTGGACATTTTTCTGCTACTAATGATTTCTTTTTTGGTGTAAGCTCTTATTATACCGAAGATAAAATCTGCCGCTATTAAGAATCCAATAGTTAATAATAATGTCTTTATCGGACTTAATATAGCCACTAATCCTATTAGTAAACTATTGGCGTGGTTTAGTAACCATGTCTTCATCTTTCTTCTTTTTTATTTTTTCTAAAAAAACCATTACTTTTGTAATAGTTTTTTTTGATATTTTTTTATTTGCCATTATTGTATAAATCCTTGTAATGTTGCTATTATAGAATTATTATAAGATATGCTCGCAGATGCGCCATATTGAGAAGTAGTTAAACCTGATAATACTAACTCTACATCTTCTATTTCTAAGCCTAAATTAACATAATCTTCTGTTAAGAGTATATTTTGTGCCTGTAAATCCGCTATATTACCATTTAAAATATCATTTACTGATTGTGTCATTATTGTATATTATTTTTTAACAATTTAAATTATCATTTGTTATATTAACACCATAAGGTATTTTCATTCTGTTATCTAAATATATACCACCAAAATAATTATTAGACTTTGGAGTAATTCTATCTATACCACTGGTTGCCCAGTATTCAGGAAAGAAACCAGGATTATTTATAATATATTCTCTTATTCTTTGAGCATAAAATTGTGCGGTTGATTCTATATCCTTTCTTAAATATTGGATTTCTTCTAAACTTGAAGGTTGACCATTGTCAGATGATTTGGTTGATACTGATTTGTTAGTCAAGTGATAATTTATATATGGTAGAGCCATGTATACCACATATTGTGCTTGACATTTTTGTATAAAAGTATCTAAAAGAAACTGATATTGACCTGCAATTGAACCATCAGCAATTTTATTCATTAAAGTTGTATATAAAGAAAATCCAATCACTTGTTGAATATGCATATCCTGAGCGGAGTCTATAAACTTTGTTATTAAATTCGCATCTACATTTGAATCAATAATTGTAGTTTCTATAAGGAATTCATATGATATAAATCTGGCGTAGTTTGACATTATTTTATTTGTTCTGTTGTTGGTCCAACTGTAATTGGATTTGTGTTTGTGTTAATCAATAATTCGGCAGTATCTCTACTGTAACCATGATTGACTAATAGTTCTATTTTTTGTCTTGCATCAATAGTTGATTGTAATATTGCTAACATGTCACCTACTGATATGGTTGGTGTTAAATTTGTATCATATTTTTTAATAACGATTTTATCAGTTAAGCCATTTATTCTACCTAACATATTAATTATTTTTTCTAATGACCTCTGTTTAGCAGATATATACATTGCCTGAAATACTGATAAAGATTCTAATAGTTCATTTTTATGACCACCTAATTCACCACTTATTTCTAAACCTAATAATTTCTTATCAGTTAAACCGTGAGCCGATACTATACCATCTAAAACATCTTTCTTTAATTCGATGAACTTTTTATCAGAATCGTTTAATTGTATTGGTTCTATTGTTGGTTTTTTACTTGAATCTTCTGTAAATGATATGATAACATTACCACTTTTTTTTGCACCTTCGTATTCCATTTTTAATCTTCTTACAATCTCATCTCTTTCTTCGTCAGAATTAGGCACATAATTAAAGTTAATATGCATTGATGGACTAAATTGTTGCATAATACCATGTAGGTGAAATTCGTTAATTTGATAATTAGTTTCCATCATATTTATACCTGCTAAATATTCTGGTACTGGATAAAAGTTATTTGAACCTCTATGTTCTTTGTAATAAAGTATCTGGCTCGCTTCTGCTCTATTTATTGTTGAAAATGCAGGATACAAAACTGGTACATTGTTTCTTATATTCGTCCAATCAGAAGATATATAATATGATTCTTCTTCTACATTAGTTGCTGGTACAGCTATTCTTACATCTAATGGTGATACATAATTAATTTCTGCTATTTTTGACCTATCTTTTGACCATCTTATGTTTAAACAATAACCACCAAATATAACATAGTCTAAACTAATTTTTGCTAATATTTCTTCAAGGTCTAATTCGTTATTTGGATTGTTAATAAAATTAATTGTTTCAGGACTCCAATTGGCACTTATAAATCCATTGCGTCCTATCATTGATGATTTAAGATTTACTATTGCGTTATGTAATGGTGATCTATTTACCAAAGACATTAAATAATTTGGATATAAATTATTTTTACCAAAGTCAATAAATCCACCTCTGTTCTTTCTTTCTAAATATATTGGTGCTGATGGTGTGAAATCATAATTACTAAACGACATTAAACCGGCTTTTTTATTTATCATATTTATTATATTTTTTTATAAGTTATAAAGGTTGGTATATTATTATAGGTATTTGTTATAGATGCAGTACCTTCTATAATTAATATACCAACCTCTACTATTTTTGATGCTGATGCTACTGATAATATATATGGATAATTAGTTTCGTAACATGTGTATATATAAGGACCCTGTGGTGCTGATATTATACCACTTGTAGCACCATAAGTTGCTCCTGGTATAACTGAAAACGAGAACATATTATAAGTCCATGGTGTAGGAGATATATCATCAGCCGCAAAAACATAATTTATATTAGTATCCGCATCATTTATATTCCAAATATAAGAAGGCGAAGCACCTATTGCCTTTTCAGACAAAGTTACTACTACATTCTGTGATTGATTAATATCTAAATATATCATTTTTTCTTTTTTTGAATTTTTTCTTCTGTAAATAACCACTGCATACCAAAATTATAATAATGTATATACATTTCAGGATCAACCATAAAAGCATTTGTTACTTTTTTAGTAAAAGGACAAATAAAGGTTAAATTAATAAATTCTTCTTTAATTCTCATAATTATATATATAAAAATATTACTTTTTATTATAACAAAACAAAAATACCGACATCATGTGCCGGTATTTTTAATTCTGCGTGGCAAAAAGCGTGAGTTTTGCTAATGTACCACTATTATTTAAGCAATCAATGCTAATGCTGCCGCAGCAGTCATTTGATAAGCAGTTACCTGCTCTTTACCTTCAAAGGTTATTACAGCACCATTAAGATCACCCATAGCTTTACCAACACCTGGTGTAGCGGCTGTGACTCTTGCGCCATTTTTATTACCTATGTACCAATAGTTACCATTCTGATCGATCACAATTATGTGCCATACTCCCTGCCCCAAGGTGTTAATTAGTGTAGAAGCGGTAGCATCTAATTTTTGTAATGTAATGTTTACAGTTTGTGTGTACATACTTGTACCATTTTCTATTGAGAACGCACCTGCTTGTGTGAAGTCGGCTGTCTCCAAAGGTTGGTTAAAAGTGTAGAATGAAGCAGTAGTACCAGTGAAACCTGTAATTTGACCTACATTTGAAGTAGTACCAAGAATTGGAGTCATATTGGTAAAAGCACCTATATATACATTTTGAACGCCACCTGTATTGTCTCTACATTGTAGAGGAAATCCTGATGTTATTAAGCAACTCATATTATTTATAATTATTTTTTATTAATTTTAATATATAGGGCGGTTTTATCCGCCCATTATATTATATTTATTTAGATTACACCTAATACGATTTGATCGTAATAAGCAGCATTGATACCAATTTTGAATTTAGAACGGAAGTTAACCGCATCTGTTAATTCAGAATAGAAGTATTGGAACTTTTGGTAATCAGCAGCGTCATCATAACCATAATAAAGGTTAGAAGCGTTTGTTAAGATAAAATAAGATTTACCATTAGTTACTGCGTTAAAACCTCTTGTAGCAGATATTTTAACATTAGTACCTGGATGATATATTTCGTATATTAAACCACCTTCTGATTCAAGTGCATTGAAATGATAAAGGTTAGCTGTTCTTAAAGCTCTTACATATGTTCTAAAATTAGGATAAGACATAAATAATGTTAAGTCTGGCATATTCCAAATTGAAGTTGGTGTTTTATCTACTATTGTATCAACAGTGCTAATTGCAGTTGCTAATGTGTAAGCCGCTGTTAAACCTGCTGGTACAACTGATGCACTCGCAGAAGTTAAGATTAAAGTGTGTAACAAACCATTACATAATGTAGTTGCAGTAGAACTGAATGTACCAGTAGATGAACCGCAGATTAAAGAATCTTCGATTTGTGCTTGAATTTTATCCATTTTATCAGCTACATATACTTTTGAGAAAGCTTCTGTAACATCTTCGTTATAAGAACCAAGTTTCGCATACATACCGTAGTATTTGCTTTCAAAGTCTTTTACGCAAAGAACTTCTGCGCTTTGTAACTCACATACCGTTAATGTGTTTTGGAATGGAGTAACTGAACCTGTTGGTGACAATACTGTACCACAAGTAGGTGCTGTCAATACCAAAGAAGATCTGATAGCGTTTATTACCTCAGCATTTTTGATACCTGGCATAACAGAGATTTGATCTACAAATCTACCTTTTAATACTGCTTCTTTTTGAATCTCTGGATTTAATTGATTTACATAATCCACAAGGTTCGCTAAATTAATTGAACTCATATTTTTGTTTTTTTTTTATTAAACCTTAATGGTTTTAGTTTTTATTTATTTTTTTTGCAATTTCTCTTATTTCGTCCATAGTAACACTATTTTTAGTTGCTACATCTTGAACCATCTTTTTACCTACATTGGCTTTTTCGCCAGCCGGCTCATTTGATAATTTAATAATCTGCTCGGACATTTTAATAGTTTTATCTTCTATATCTGTCGCCTTTTTCATAGTGCCTGATAACATATTCATAATTTCAGCAATTTGAGATTCTAATGCTTCAATTCTTTTAGCCATTAAGCCTTTGTCTTCCATCATTTCATCTTCAATTTCTGGCATTTCATCTTCTACTTCTGATATTTCGTCAGGTGATACTTCCATAATTGTAGTTCCACACATTTCAACTTCTTCTGCTGGTGCTTCTACTTCTGCTGCTGGTGCTTCTGGCATTTTAACTTCTGATACTAAATTGTTTGTAATCATTATTGATCTACCATCCATTAATTTATAATCACCATTTTCTAATGGTATTTGAGTACCATCAGCATTTACTTCATAAATTTCTAAACCCGTTGCAATATCTGTACCACCTAAAACGATAAGATTTTTACCATCTACTGTTGTACAAGTGTAGTTTTCAGTTGCGAACATTAGTTTTTTAAACTGTGCCTTGATATTATTTAATAATTCATTCCTATTCATAATTATATATACAATTATTTTTTATTTTTTTACTTTTCAGTAAAATTATTTTCTTACATATGCCTTTCTTTCATCCAAATATCTCACAATCATCAATCCTATTTTTTTAGAATAGTATTCTATATCAGGCAAATTGTCTGTAAATATAGCGGCATTCAACAAGGCTTCTAACTCTATAAGCTTTAAACAAAGTGTTTTGTGTTCCATTATAATGTATATAATTTATATTCTGACATGCGTCTCTTTTTTAAACCATTTAATACTATACCTGCTGCTTTTGTCCATTTCATAAACTCTGCTTCTATTGTTGGATCATCTGGATTAGCATTTACTTTTTTTAATAATGTTGATTTTTCAAAAGCACCAACACCTACATTGTAGGCGAAAGATGTTAAAGCTGCTATTTGGTTTTCGTTAATATTAGATTTAACTGCTTTTATTACTTTGTCATAGAATATTCTAACCGTTAAAGTTAATAACATGTCTGCCTCACTTTGTGTTATAGTATCACCTATTTTAACAACTTTACCATCATTATAATATGTATTACCAAATCCAATTGTTGGTATACCTGCCGGACATAAATATGCTTTTAATTTACAACCTTCAAATTCTTTTATAATTTCTATTGCTTTTTTCATTTTGTGTCCCATTTAGTTTTGCATATGGCGTAAGCCTGAGAGTTATCTTTTGCTGTACCATCATTTATAACATAAGGTATACATCTACCAATAAACTCATCTTCTGTTTCTTTTTTACCAGGTTCAACAAATGATAAAATACTTGCTAATTCTATTTCTGTCAATGAATCAATAAATTCTTCCATATTTAACATTTTAGACATGCTTACTAACTTTTGTCCTAATATACCTTCTATGCTAAATCCTTTTTTATTTTCACCTTTAACTTGTTCTTGCCAAAACTTTTCATCTTCTATTTTAACTAACATAAAGTGTGAGCCAACTGGTAGATTAAATCCGTATAATTTTGATTTATCATACATTGGATCTTCTACTATCCAGTGTTCGGTTATATAACCTTTAACCATTTCATTAGTGTGTTCTACATTTATAGACGAATTATTATTATTCTTAAAAAACTTTTGAACTATTTTTTTAATTGTGTCTGGTGTAAATCTTACCATGTATTCACCAGATTCGTCTGACCTATAAATATTCTTATAAGGTATCATAGTAGGTCCTGCTAAAATCTGTTGATCTTCTTTTACTGCAAATTCCATTGAGAAGTTTTTACTTTCGCTTACTCTTTTACCATAAAGTTTGCTATTAAATCTTTTCTTATTAGCTTTGCAAACAGGACATACACCAGTTTTAGTAGCGTATGGTTTATTTTGCCAATATCCTCTATCGTCTATAAAGCATACACAATTTGGATGACATGGTGGATTGTCACAAAATGTATCAGCAAAATCATGCTCATGTAAATCACTACAATCCGCATCTGGTTCCTCATCTTCATCATTAAATGCTATACCTTTAACTTCTATTGCTGGTTTTGCTACAATTGATATAAACTTAATACCAGTTACATCTTCATCATCACCTATTTCAATGTCATATAATGGTAATCTTGTTGTATCATATTTTGGTTTTTTCATAATAATATATATTATTTTTATTTAATTTTTTAATTACCTGCTCCTGATAAAGTCGATCTTGTTTCTAAAACATTAACTTTATTCATAACATTTCTTATATCACTTTCGTAAACACCTACTTTTATCATGCTGTTGTCCTTACCTGGTCTAAATCCAACCATACCATTAGGTCCTATATTTTGATTCATATAACCTTGACTAAAAAATGGATTCTTTGGTGTCTGTGCCATATCTGGTGCTGTTACATTAGTTGAACCACCACCAGCACCAGCAACACTACCACCACCTCCATTAAAATTAAACTTAGTTGTAAGTATTTTTGCTAATTGTAAGGCACCCATACCTATATTTATAGCCGTCCACGGCATACCACCAGTTAATGGTGAAGCAGCAACAGATTTCATAACAGATTCAGATGTACTCATTATTACACCAGCAGCGGCTAAGCCTTGTCTAATTACAAACTCTTTTGAAGCAGCCTTAAATGATTGTTCTTCTCCATCTTTTCTTCTTTGATCATCTATATTTTGTGCTATATCAGCCAATAAAGTGGCACCTTCTAAACCAGCCTTAAAATATGACATTTGTCTATCAATCTCTTTAATTTTAGCCGCTGTAATTGCTTCTGCTGTATCTAAACCGGATTTTTTTATTAACGCATTATATTTTGCTTCTATTTCTAATTCCTTTTCTTTACGATTGATGGTATTATCTTCATTTAACTTTAACTCTTTTTGTTTTTGTGCTTCAAGTAAGAATAATTGATTACCATAATTTTCTATTAATGCGTCAGTTTCGTCTTCTAAAACATTTTTATATTGATTAGCAGTAGAATTTAATTCTTGAATTCTAACATTATTAATATCTATTAGATTTTGTGCGGTATTAATCCTTGCATCTAATAAATCTTGTTCATACTTAATTTGTTTTAGTTTGTTTTCCTCATCTTTATTATCACCTTCTTCTCGTTTTTTATTATAATTAACTAATGTATTATATCTTTTTATATCAAGTGCATCTAAATCTTTCTTTAAATCTAAATCTATTTGTCCCCTTTCGTTAGCATTATCAGCCAATTTTAATAAATTACTATAATATGTTAATATCTTTTTTTCTTCTGCATCATAAAGTTCCATCTTTTTACCAGATTGTAGTTTAGATTCATCTGTTAAAACAGCTTGTGCCTCTCTTGTTTTTTCTAATTCTATTTTAGCTCTATCTGCTTGTGATTTCCATATAATTTTATCAATCTCTCTTTGCTCCAAAGTAGCATATGTAGTAGCCAATTTTTTAGAATCTTCTAATTGTTGATTTGCAGACTTTAAATTATCCTCATTTATTTTCTTATCTTCTTGTAATCCTTCTAATTTTAATTTACTTTCGTTAGCAGCCGCATCTTGACCTAATGATAATCGTGTTGTATATTCTAATCTTGTGGTTTCTATCTGTGTAGTTACCGTGTTTATACTTTCTTCTGCTATTCTTTTTTGATCTTTTAATTTTTCTTGTAAATTAGATAAATCAAACTCTCTTATTTTTTTATATTTGGTTTTAACTTGTGCTATCTCTCTTTGCGTTGAGTCGGTTATTAAATTATCAAATGCCTCATCAAGTTGTGTTTGTATATCATAAGATTGTACTGCAGCTTTATTAGCCTCCTCTGCAACTGTTGTATTCTTTTTTATTAAAGCATCATTTAGTTTAATTTTCTTAGCTATTAATGCCTCAGATTCTTTATCATCACCTACTATTGATTTAATAGCTTTCTCAATTTGTAATAAATCAGATGCTAATTTTTTCAAATCAGATCCAGGTAAACCCATTTGTTTTTTTATTTCTAAATATCTATCAAACTCATAATTTAAGTTTTCAATCTGTATTTGTTCTAATCCTAATGATTTAATATATGCTTCTAAATCACCTTGTGCTACACCTATATTATTATTTAATTTTTCAACCATTAAATTATAATGTGCCATACCACCAGCAGTAGCAATTTGCTCCATAGCATCATTTGTGCTATTGACATCAGCAGTTAATCTTAAAAATGAGTCAGATAAAATCTTGGTTTTTGTATCAGTTAATCCAATAGAATCTGTCATTTGTAAGAAACCATCCTTAACACCAGTTAATATACCAGTTAAAGACTTAAACATTTTACCTGCTAATCCACCTTTATCACTTAAAGCAGATAAAGCAAGCACAGCAGCGCCAACACCAAGTCCAGCTAATAAAAGTTTGCTTGACATCAATGCTTTACCTAAATTACCCAATGAGGTTTTTGCCTTTCCTATACTTTCACTAAAATTAGCTGAACTAAACTTAGTAATACCATCTGCTAAACCATCTATACCTATTGATACTTTTGTAAAATCAAGATTTTTCAAACCTTCACCAACTAAACCTAAACCAGCGTTAACTCTTTCTAATGGTTCACCTGTAATAGTTCTTAATCTATCAGAAGCGTCACCAATTTTGCCTTCTACTTCACCAATAGAGTCTTTTAACCTATTAAAATCAGCCGATGTTTCATCAATAGCACTTAATTCAGAGTTTAAGTCTTTGAGTAATCTGGTTAATTTTCTTAAATCATCCGTTGCAGATGCCGCATTTATTTTAGCGTCTATATCTAATTCAATCTTTTTATTATTTGTTGCCATATTAATATATAGTTTTTTTTATATTTATATTGATGATATTTTATCCACCGTTAAAATAACTGATGGTATTGCCGGTCTTGTCGGATTGCTCTG